GGGTCATGCGGTCAATCAGAATCCGCAGTTCCGCCTGCTTCTTTGTCAGCGGCACGTCAATCATCTTTTGACTCCTTTATCGTCAGCGTTGACTGCCGGACAATCCGTGCGGGCTTTGCCGGTGTCGTCTTGGCCGGTTGTGCCTTGAAGTTACGCATTGGCCACTTCACATAGTAAGAGCGATTGCCGACCACTCCGACCGCCTCATCGTGGCTGCCCAGACGCTCTTTGAGCATAGCCTCAGCCTCATCAATGTCGCCCTCAGCGGCTCGCTTGGCGTCCTTGGCATTGACCAACTGAGCCAGCCAGTCGTTGTCCTCGCCCTCAAGCGTGATTGCCGGCGCACCGTCATCAACACGCGGGTATGCGGTATTGCCGTCAGCGCTGGACTGGATCGGATACCAGTCAACGTCAAACTTGCGTCGCTCAAACTCCTCGATTTCGTCGGTGATGCGCGACTGCACCGCAGCGTTTGCCTGATATAGGAAGATGCGTAGCTCCACACCGCCGTACAAGACGCATACAGCGCCCCAAGTGTGTTTGGTGGCCATCAATTGCCCCTGCAACTGTAGCGGCCCCCTGTGAGGCGCTGGGCGGTCTTCTGGCTTACTGCTAGTCAGCTTGCTCTCTAGCACGCCCACGCCGTCAACCCAGACAGGGCCGTCAACACAATAGATGCCCTTGGCTGGGTCTGTGGTGACTTCATGCCCCAGCCCGCCGTCAGCGGTGCCGTCAAGCGACGCGGCAAATGGTAGAGTGTCGTGAAAGATGGCGTCGTGTTCCAGCTTCAGGTCAGTCAGGTTGAGACGTTCAGCGGCCTCAGTCAGGATCATGCCTTCGGAACGGTCGCCCCAATCGCAGGCTTCGTTGCCGTTGAATGGGTCGGGATCAGGCTTGCCTTCGATTGAGGCTAGTGCCTTGGCAAGCTGATCGTTGGGTGTCTTGTACGGCGACATATTCATAATTACCGGAATGACCGAAGCGGTGACGATGTCGTCGGGTGTCTTTTTACCGACCATTAGTTAGTCTCCTTTTTTGGTGTTTGTAAAATAGTTGGTATGGTGACAGCGTCCTCAATGCTCCACCCCCTTTGTAGTCTTGCTTTGACTGTAGCGAACAAAATGTTGTTCTTTTTGCCTAAGCAACGACAAGCCTCATCTAAGCTAGGGTATGTCTTGCCGAACACCTCTGTCTCTTTAGCAAGAGGGTGTTTGTTTTTTGGCTTTGGCTCAAGGCCAGCAGCTTGCTCTGGTGTGTAGCCTGAGTGCAGCCGCATAAACCAAGCGCTTGCTGTTAAGCCATAAAACTTTGCCGCAGCAACGTTGGTCTCAAAGGTCATCCCATCAATGGTTATGGGCTTGTGGTTTTTTTTGAAAACCTTTTTTTCAACAACGCCAAACGCCTCCTCAGGCGTCCACCCAAGTCGGCCTAAGCGTCCTCTGGCGGTGTTTTCGTTCACTCCATAAAAGTCTGCCGCAGCCTTTATATTGGGGAATGTGCGGCCTTCAACAGTGACCTCAATGTATATAGCGTTTTTATGGTTACGAGGCTCAAGGTCAATTGCTTGCTCTATTGTCCAGCCGCGCTGCAAACGAGCTTTAGTGCGATAAAGCAAGACGCCGTAATGATCGGCAATGTGCTGGATACTGCAAAACCTTTTGCCATCTACCCGCCATCCATTGCCGCCCTGTCTCGGGCCTCCGTTGTTAGTGTACTTAACGCCCTCTCTATATGCTGGCGGTGTATCAACGCCAAACGCCTGCTCGATTGTCCAGCCACTATCTATTCTTTCTTTGACGGCCTTTTCGCCTATTGGCCTTTCGTCTGGGTGTCCTCCAGCCGCGCCTTGCAAGGGCATTGGTTGCAGTTGCCTCACAGCCTCTGCAAAAGATGGGTAAACAATTCCGCCGACTTTTATCGGGCGCATCTCTCTTGGTTCAGGAGAGTAACCGCCGGGGCTTAAATTGTATCCGTCCGGCGCGATTGTTTTCATTTTACTTATCCAGCGCGCCTCTTTTTTAGACAAACTTCGCAAAGATTTTGCTTGGTCGATTTTTGCAAAATCAAACACATCCTTGCCAAATTTCTTTATGGCTTCCGCAAGAGAGCCTTTAACGCCTTTATTTCTTTCTGCGGCACGGATGTGTTCTCTGACGCGCTTTTCAAAATTGATTGTAGCCCCAACATACTGCATACCGTTGACCGTATTGGTCGCAAGATAAACGATCATCCCGCACCCCCAAAACGAGCCATCAGCGCCCAGAAGTTCAGCTCTGAGCTGACAATGTTTGTGAAAAAAGCCAAGCCAAATGCCATCAGCAACAGCATACAAATTGTGTCTTTAATCATTGATCTCTCCCATATTTTGATGGTCTATCCAGACGTGCGTCAGCCTTCTTTGGTGCCAACGCAGTCCAGCCGTTGACGTGTAGCCGGTACGCGCTACACACAACCTCACCGCCGACCCAAGATTCGCCACGAGATATATGCGTGATGAGGCTCTTGTAATCGGTGCGCTTGCAAGCCAACGCGATTGCGTCGTGCCTGTCGTACAAAGGTCCGGTGACAACTGGACGCGTGAACGGATGGCTCACGACGTACCAGAGTTTGACGCGATCTTGCCTGATCTGTTTCATGCTGATCTCCCTTTCTATTTAAGCATGTCGCCAAACAGGCGGTCTACATGTGGGCAACGAGGTGTCGGCTTATTCATATGCCCCCACCACTCAAGGTCGGCGGGCGTCGCGTCACGCATAAATGTCTGGCCGGTTTTGTTGTCCACATATATTAGCTCCTTGTGGCCATCCTCAAACTCGACAATTTCCTGACGATGAAAAACCATATCAATCTCCCTTAGGTTGGGCGGGGCTGTTAAGCCGCCGCCTTTACTTTGATAAGTGTGCGCTGATGTAAGCACTGGATGTTATACCCGCCAGCAAGGATTGTTTCGATGTGTACCTTGTGACCGGCAACGATGAAAGTTCCCTCATAGCCATCGCTACAATGGATCAGCGTAAACTCAGGAATTTCGTTTATGCCTTTTTTGATGAGTGCGCTAACAATTCTATCGTTACGCTTCTTAATGATTGCAGCTACGTTTTTGGCAACAATGCCAACGATGTCTTGCGGGCTGCGCCCCATAAAAACATCGTACCAAGTTTTGCCGCCGCAAAGCTCAATTGCGCCTGTGGTGTAGCAGCCGTCTGTTTCACGGTTGTAGTTTTTTTCGTACTGCTGCAAAGCTTCTTTACGATCTAAAGCCCAAGCAATCTGACGCTCTAACATATCAGCGTCTAAGTCCTTAAAAGCTTTGATGATTGGGTTATATAACATTTGGCAATCTCCCTTTCTGGCGGGGCTGTTAAGCCACCGCCTTGTTATTGTGTGCATCCACGATTGCTTTTAACTCAACCCAAAATGCGTTGTCTTTTGCATCAACATCGTGGGTTGCGCTTAGTTCATCAGCAACACGGTCAAGAATACCGGCAACGTAATAATCAGATAAAAAATCTTCACCGTCTGCATCCACGCCAATTTCTTCTTTTGTGTCATAAAGATTGTCCATATGACCGTTTGCTGCATTGACTGCACCAGTGGTTGCCGCATCAACATAACTAAACCTAGAATGGGCTTCTGTGAGAAAAGCGTTGATTTTATTTTCTAGTGTCATTTGGTAATCTCCTTGATTTCCCTAATTTGTCCCTCTTACCTATTGTATATAGGGATGCTATTTACATATGACAAGACTAATATTGCATTATTATTAAATTAATTGCAAAAAAATAGCACTATGCCTTTAATCGCCCAAATTTGCCCGCTGACGGCATGTAGGTGTTTTGGGGCATAAGTGTACCAAAAAGAAGCCAGAAGCGTTTTTTGCTTCCAGCAACGATCACAGAAGGGTCATAAAATGAGCGAAGTTAAACCAGTTTTGTTGAGGCTTAGAGCCTCGACCATAGAAATGTTAAAAAAGGAGCTGGAATTATCGGCTCACCGTAGCCAGTCGTCGCTGGCCGACGAGCTGCTGGTAAAGCAGTTGGAAAACAATGTGCGTCAGCGCCATATCCAGACGACTATGGATCACCAAGCGGGTCGTGTCTGATGCGTGCCGGTGGTGGACGTGCTAAGGGGGCAGCGTTTGAACGCGAGACCTGCAAACTCATTGAGCTGGCCACAGGCAGAAAATTACGCAGGCGGCTATCTCAATATCAGGAAAAGAACCTGAGCGATCTGGAGCCAGCGGATAACAAACCGTTTCCGTTTCTGATTGAGTGCAAGAGATATGCGAAAATTTCACCGTCAAACGACTGGTGGGATCAGATAGTCACGGCGGCAAAGTCTGCGGCCAATACTAATGACGCTCTGCCGTGTTTAATCTATAAGCTGGATCGGCAGCAGACGCAGGTGCGGGTACCGATTCAGGCGCTTGTGGTGCTAGGCAACTCCAGCGTGGCGCAAGACATAACCGAGACATACGACTGGCGTTACACGGCTACGCTGGACTGGGAGACGTTTGAGATGGTGCTGCGCGAACATCTGGCGGTGATGTGATGACCCGGCCAATGTATGAAACCCAAGCCGACCGCAACAACGAGCAGTGGGTGGCTGACTTGTTGGCGGAGAAGGGCTACAGCCTCGACAAGCTGCCAATGAGCTTTGGCCTAGACGTGGCTATAACCGACGATTTTGAGGGAAAGATTGTGGCGTTTGCCGAGATAAAGGCACGCACATTTGAGATGAATAAGTACCCTACGGCGATGATTAACCTGCATAAGGTTATAAGGGCGCATGACATTTCCGCTTGCACCAATCTGCCGTCGTATTTCATAGTTCTTTACCGCGACGCATTGGTGCGAATAAATTTTGCCAGTGAGTTCGAGGTCAAGATGGGTGGCAGGTCAGACAGAGGCGATCCGGCGGATCGTGACGTCTGCGCCTATTACCCGATTAGTGGGTTCACGGTTGTGAGCCAATTTTGAAAAAGCTGAAAACGGAAAAGGAAACGTAAAATGGCTTTAGGTTTTGTAAATGAAAATGGCGGTGACGGTTCAACAATCGTGCCGATTTTGAAGTATGACACGCGTGGCGGTTACATCATCAAGGTTGACCGGCATCAGGATGAGGGCGGCACTTGGGTTAAGGATGAATCCGAGCTGGAGTATCCGGTTAAGGTCGCAATGGATTTGGAGAACATCAAGGTCGGCTGGCTCGGATTTGTTGGTGGTGCGCCAGACTTTCATCTGGTCAACATTGGTGAGCCAATGCCGGCACGTCCAAGCGCTGACCACAATCAGGGGTTTCAGGTCAAGCTCTGCAACAAGGAGCTGGGGCTGCGTGAGCTGTCTAGCGGCGCAAAGACTATGACTGTGCCTTTCAATGACCTACACAACGCATACGAGGCTCAGAAGGCCGACAATGCGGGTAAGGTGCCGGTCATTGAGTTTACCGGCTCAGAGCGTTACAAGGTGAACACGCCAAACGGTGAGCTGACCTTCAAGAAGCCGGTGATGGTAATCTCCGGTTGGGTTGACCGTCCGGCGACCCTAGACGGCGCAACAGCGCCGCAAGAACCTGCGCCGACAGTGTCAGCGCCTGTGATGGAAGCCGTTGCCACCTCGGCGGCTCCAGTGGCG